GTTTAGACGGGGCGAAGTAAGCATGATTGCTGGTCCTCCAGGGGCTGGTAAATCAACACTTGCTCTGTCACTTGCTGTGCATGTGCAAGTACCTACGCTATACATCTCCGCAGACACACACTCACACACTATGAGTTTGCGTTTGCTCGCAATGTTAACTGGCAGAACACAGGCAGAAGTAGAACCTATGATGGAAGCAGATAGAGAATGGGCAGCACAAATGCTCAAGCCTGCTGACCACATCATGTGGGAGTTTGACTCAGCACCTACGCTTAAAGATGTAGAGGATGCAGTCCTTGCAGCCCGCGAGCGCATGGGTAGAGATGTTGAACTGATTGTGCTTGACAACGCAGTAGATGTCACCATTGATGGACAGGATGAGTGGGGCGGTTTACGCCTACTTATGAGAGAACTCAAGTGGTGGGCTAGAGATACTGGCGCTGCAGTTGTTGTTTGCCACCACACAAGTGAAGGTGTCAATGGTAATCCTTGTCCTCCGCGTTCATCGCTGCATGGCAAGGTCGCTCAGACTCCTTCGTTAATCCTTACAGTCCACGGACAGATTGCTTCAATGGGTGTGTGTGCTGTGAAGAACCGATATGGACCTGCCGATGCCACTGGTTCATCACCAGTATGGCTGGCTTACGACCCTGCGAGTATGCAGATTAAGGACTTGGTGGCACCGTGAAGTTTATCCTTGCCATGCTTGCCTCACTTGCAGTTATCACAGGCGTAGCAGTCCTCGTTGCAATGGCAGTCATAGATGTCGTAATTGATTTTGATAACTACGAAGATGAGGATGTAGACGATGAGTTCTAAATGGGAACTAAGTGAAGTCGGTAATGAAGGTCAGTTGGTTGGTAAGCCTGATGACAAAGATGTGGTTGTGCCAACAGACAAATTGATTACAGACATCAAGGCGCAGTTAATGTTTATTCCGAATAAGTTTACTTGGTCAGTGGGATGGAGAGCCTATGTTTGGCGCAATACGGAAACTGGTAGGTTTCAAGACCTTACCGAAGAAGAATTCAAAACGCTTATGGAATTCGGAACAGTCAATTACACCAGAGATGGTGCAAGAAGCGATACAACAGGCGAACATACCGAAGGACATAAAGGAAGCACTACTGAGTGAACTTCCAAACTTTGTGGAATTGGTTGATGAAGCAACAAACAAAATCTTCAACCCATCTGCAATCTGGTTTGAGTCACTCCAGTTTGCTGACTATGTGGCGCAACTTGCTGGACATCTCCGAGAGGAGCATGGACCCGACTGTAGAGAAGAAGTTGCCGAAAAACTAATTCTCATGGCGGAGAACTACAAAGAACTAGCCGAGCATGCAATGACAGTTATTGATAGGACACATACACATGGCGCATAGCAACAAAGAAACTCTCTCTATCGTATGGTGCGACAACGGCACCACTGATGGTAAGTTTACTGAAGGCTTGGTGTACACCATCATCCATGCTGGAAGCATTGGCGTGCCAGTTAATAACGCAATCCGTGTACAAGGTAATCAGATTGCTAGACAGCGACAGGCTGCTATTGAAATGTGGCAGAAGGTTGGAACTGACTGGGCACTGTGGGTTGACTCGGACATTGTGTTGACCAAAGAGATGCTCAAGACTCTATGGGATACGGCTGACAAGATGGTTCGCCCTGTGGTTAGCGGTGTCTACTTCATCAGCAAGAACATGGAGAACTCACTGATGCAACCTATGCCATGTGTTTTTAATGAAACTGGCAACGAGTTTGAGATTACCTACCTACACCCTTTACCTAAGAATCAAATAGTAAAGGTTGACAATGCAGGCATGGGGTTAGTGCTGATGCACAAGAGCGTACTCGCAGGTTTAAACGAGAAGTTTCCAGACGACTTCTGGTTCGGTGAGAACAATGAGCGTGGCGATAAATTTATTGGTGAGGACATTGCCTTCTTCCGTAAGGTCAAGGCTGCGGGCATACCTGTACATGCCCACACTGGTGTTATCGCTAAGCACATGAAACGATTTGCATTTGATGATGCGTACTACAACTTATTCTGGGCAGCAGTAGAGCATGCCGAAAGGAGAGAGCATGAGTCAGCAAAAGAGCAACAAGCGTAGAGGCGCAGCGTGGGAGATTGACCTAGCCGATTGGTTTATGGAGCAAGGTTTAAACGCACAGCGTCTACCTCGTGCTGGTCGTAACGACATTGGTGATGTGTATGTGCCAGGAGTTAATGGTGCGTATGTTGTTGAAGCCAAGGCTCCACGCAGAGATGGTCGCATTGACTTATCAGGTTGGATTAAAGAGGCAGAGATTGAGGCTGAGAACTACAAGATTGCTAAACGACTAGCCGTTGCGCCTACACCACTAGTGATTATCAAGGCAAGCAACAAGGGAGTCGGTGAAGCGTATGTCGTCCAGAAACTCAGTGATGTCCTCGCCAACCTCTAAGCATGACATCGTAAAGGTACTTGAACACTACGGATTTGTTATCTCAACCAACCGTGGCGGGTGGCAATCAGTGCGTTGCGCTTTCCACAATGACCATGTGAAGTCGGCTCGTCTAAACATAGACAACGGTGGCTTCAGATGTTTTGCCTGCGACATGGCAGGCGATGTGTATTCACTCATAATGAAACGAGAAGGAGTTACCTATGGCGAGGCTCTCAAAATCGCAGAGAGAATTACTGGCGAAAGCAACGGAGAACTACGAAGGAAACCTAAGCGAAGCACTACCGTATCTTCAGAATCGCGGTATAACAGAGGCAACAGCGCGTATGTTCCGCCTCGGCTTCGTGGCGAATCCTGAAGCAGGACACGAGCCTTACCTTGGCAAGTTGGCTATCCCTTATCTCACCCCGTCAGGTGTGATTGACATTCGTTTCCGCAGTTTAAACAACGATAGCGGTCCGAAGTATCTGTCAAGACCAGGAGCCAGCACCCACATTTACAATGTTCAGGCACTCAATAACGATACAGATTTCCTTGTGATTTGCGAGGGTGAACTAGACACCATCATCGCGGCTAAGACAATCACTCGTGAATTGGACAATGTATTCCCCGTGTTCATGCCCGATAACTGCGATGTAAACGATGTGTTCCTTACCGAAGGAGCAGAGGGACTACGCAAAAGAGTAGGTGTTTAAACTTGGCAAAGAACTCCTCGTTTGATTTGGACTTTGGCTATGGGCGTAAAGGTGAACAACTCGTTGAGGAGTTGCTAACCCAAGGTAAGAAGATTGAAGTCAAGCGTGACCGCAAGTGGTGGGTTACCAACAATCTTTATGTTGAGGTTGAGTGCTGGTACATGAAGTCCAAGTCATGGGAACCGTCAGGTGTGATGGTAACTGAGGCTGACTATTGGGCATTTGTATTAGAGCAAGGCGTACTTATGGTACCTACCTCGCATGTCCTCTACGCTATCAAAGAGTTTGGTCGTGAGATTACTTGCGAGATACCACCGAACAAAAGCAAAGGCTATCTCATAACCGTAGATGATTTACTTATGGCAATGCGTAAACTAAAGAACGAGAAAGCAGAACAAAAAGATGGATAGCCAAGACAAAGTTTGGGAAACCATTTACGGTGTTGCCCGACAAGTGGCAACCCGCGCTAACCGCATGCACCGTGGCATCGTAACCACTGATGATGTGTACCAACACCTATCGCTGTGGGCACTAGAACACTGGCACAAGGTAGAGCAATGGCAAGCAGAAGAAAGTCTGAAGTTTAAACTGCGCAAGACTTTCTACAATGAGGCACAGAAGTATGTTGCCAAGGAACGCTCACACCTATCGCGCTCGCCTATGAATGACAGTTTTTATTACACACCCGAAGTACTACATGAACTACTGCGTGATGTGTGGACACATGAAGGCTGGACTGATACGCCTGACATGAGCAGTGAATACATTTCTCGCAGTGCTAAACCTTCAGAAGGTGGCAATCGCATAGCGTTGTTATCTGATGTAACTGCGGGGCTTGACCGTCTAAACGAGAACGACAGAAACTTACTGCGCATGCGCTATGCCAATGGTGGCATGGAGTTTGGTGCGTTGGCTGAGTCGCTTGGAACTACGGAAGAAGCAATGCGCAAGCGTGTCAAGCGTGCGCTAACCAAGTTACAAGACAGGCTCGGTGGTGAAGCACCGCAGTGGCGTGGTCGTAGGCGTGTTCGTAGTAACGCAGAAGCAAGAGCAGAGATTAGAAATCAGGAGGAGCAAGAATGATTATCGGACTAAGCGGTTATGCCCGCAGTGGTAAAGATACAGTTGCGGAATTACTCGTATTGAACTATGAGTTTAAACGCAAGGCGTTCGCTGATGGCATACGCGATGCGTTGATTGCGTTGAATCCCATACTCCATGACGGTCACCGTCTAAACGAAGTAGTACAGATGTATGGATGGGATGTTGCCAAGGCTAAAGATGAAGTGCGCCGTTTGTTACAGGTCATGGGCACCGAAGTCGGGCGCAAGTTAATCCATGAAGATGTGTGGGTGTGGCGTTTGTTTAATCAGATTGACACTGATGAGCGTATCGTTATACCTGATGTGCGCTTTCCTAACGAAGCCCGCATGATTAAAGACAAGGGCGGAGAAGTGTGGCGTATAAACAGACACAACCATAGCGCAGTCAATGACCATGTATCTGAGCGTGCTATGGATAACTACATGTTTGACCGTGTTGTTTACAATGACGGAACTCTTGACGATTTATCTGACGAAGTGTTTATGTTAATGAGGCATGCGTTTAAACTGTGACAGAAGATGAGTTCACTGAAAGATTCCTTCTTCTCCATGGTGCGTACATACAGAAGTTTGTACAGAAAATTGAGTACTCAAAGATTACAGAGAAAGATGAATGGTCTAAAGGTTTAAACGCTGGTCTTGACTGGGCTATCCGTATTATTACTGGTGATAAATCTGCTTCATAAATAGAGAAGCACCCGCATCTGTGACTGGATACAGACCTGACGAAAGGATTTGTGCGGGTGCCTCTTGTTCTTAGTGTAACCTATCGTTGCGTTTCCTTCAAGTGTGGGTCGGTCAATCCCCACTTGCGTTTCTTGCGTTCTCTATCACGCATTACTGGTGTCATACCACCCCATATTCCGTAGCGTTCGTGGGCTAAACCCCACTCACCGCATGCTTCAATGACTGGGCATCCACCGCATACTCGCTCACGGATATAGCGTTCTTCTTCAGGCGTGAACTTATCTGTTACTGGGTAGAAAACATCGGTGGGTACACCGAAGCATTTAGCATCCTCAAAGTTGCGAGCGTTGTACACAAGCGTGTAGTACACACGATTGTTTAAACTTAATGCCTTGCGTACCCTATGAAATCTTGGTCGTGTTGACATAGCCTGCTCCTCTCAGAAACTCAAGCACTGTTGACAGCAGTATCTCTACCTTCATGGGTCGCAACACCACTGGGTCACCTGCTTGTTCAGCGTTGAAGGTTAGTCCACTCAGTATGAGGTGATTCTCCAAGCCCTTGATTACCTCTTGATATTCGGTCATTAGTACCACCCTCTTGAAAGATTGCTGCCTAGTGCCTTACAGATATTTCCACCGTATTTGCGTTGGATGTATGCGAGTCCTGCTTCAACCTGAACGAAGCCATCATCGGTGCGTTTAAACCCTACAAGTTTCCAAGTTACTGGCATGAACTGTGCGATTCCGTAGGCACCACTCTCGCGGTTGAGCGAGCGCGGATTCCAATTACTCTCGCGCATCCACAGTGTGTATAAACATGACCACTGTTCTAACTTGCCCATTTGCGTGAGCATGTCCACTGCGTAGCGTTGGTACTCGTTCTCGTAGAAGGCAACCACTGTGCCTGCCACCTTGCCGTCATTGACCAACGGTGTGATAGGCACATGTGATTTGTCAAAAAACCTGTCGTCTATCGCCACGCTTGCCGTGACGATGAGGAAGATAGCGACAATTCGTTTTAGCATTATGCTTCCTTTTCCTGTTTGGCGCTGATGTTTTGTATCAGCGTGAGTAAGTAATCGGGGATGTCTGTGTCGTAGCCTTCGTCATCTGACTTACCTACAAGGATGACACTACCAACAAGGTGGGGCGTGTTGCCGAATAGGTACGAGATTGCGCTTGCTAGTGGGTTCAGTGGCTGGCTCTTGAGTAACCCTTCATCATCTAGATATATGTTACCAACCTCGGAAGCATTGTAATCGTATAAACGAATGGCATCAATCCAACCACCAACTGCTTCTTGATAATCGGAGAGTTGTCTAAACACTTTCTCCTCATGCGTCCCATCGGGGCGTATGACTACGCCTTTGACTGGCTTTAGTTCAGTCATTTTCCTCTCCTTCTGCTAGTGATTTCATTAGGTCGTTGATGCTTGGTGCTTTGATGTCGTCATCACATATCGCACCATGTGGCACGATTGTGTTTGAGATAGTGCCACCACATGCGCCACATTTGCTCATGAGTTCAGCCCTTCCATCATGTCGTTTAGTTCTGAGTAGGATAACTTATCGCTAATCCATTTACAACCATCTTTAGTAGTTGCGTTCTCAAGTCCAGCGATGCGCACCCAATCACGGTAAGGCTTCGCACCTTTGTATGCCTTCATGAATATGCTGGCGGATATGTACAGTGGATAGTCGTTGTTTATCCACAGCGCACAGTTCCAAGTTTCGTAGTTCTTCCAGCCTTCGTAGGTTTGTGTCCGTGTTTGTGTACTCATGTCTAAACACCAGCGCTTTCTTCTAGTTTGCGTAGTTGTTCTCTGATTCTTGCTAGGCGTTCTGCCTTTGTTGCGTGATTGCGTAGCCCTAGTTTGGCGCACTCCTCACGATAGAGAGTTACATATTCCTCTCGGTAGCGTTCCACGAGTTTGCTTTTCGCCCTGCTTTGTGCCAGTGCGTGCTTGCTCGTGGGTTCTTTCTTTGTTGTGTCGCTCATTAGAATGGACGCTCCACCATGGTGTTCATCTGCTTACGCATGTCGCTGATGCGAGCGCGTAGGTATCTGTTCTCTCTTTCAAGTCGTGTGTTCGCACGAGTTACAGAGAGGACTAGGATAAGTGCTGCGATTAGTCCTAAACTAACCGCAATCATATCGGTTACTAACATTTTTTCCCTTTCGTAGGTGCGGCGTTGTTGCCACTGTCAGATAATTACACACACGAAAATATAAGTCAAGCATTTATGGATAAAAAATAAAAATAATTTTCTGTACTGTCTAAACAGTAGAGCAACAGTTCCAGGTAAATCTTCCTGGAGTATTTTTTCTACTGTCTAAACAGCACGAACAATTCCTGGAATTTCTGGCGGCATAACTGTCAAGTGTTTAGACAGTACGAAGTAGTTGTAACTACATTGTGCGCACAACAAAAAAACCCCCGCCGCAGCGAGGGTTCTCTTGTCTAAACACTAGAAGGATAAATCCTCCTTGTCATTCCACCATTGTGCGTAGCGTTGCGCTTTGCGTTGGTTGTACTTTCCGTAGTAATCCAACTCAGTGGCGTAAGCAGGCTCGCGTTCGGTGCGATAGGTAGACCACCAGTTGTGCGGTTCGTACCTGCTCGGCTTGAAGGTCTGATACTCAGTGATAGCACCGTCACGCACCTTGAAATACTCACCTTCTGATGCCTCATGAATCCAGTCAAGTTCGCAGTCTGTCATGATTGCTGCGTTCTCTACGGTGTCCTTGGTTGAGCCATAGAACAGCGAGCCAGTGCTTGCTTGCGCGAGCCATAGCGGGGATGAGTTGACACGCGCTAGGTGTAGCGTTCGTGGGTCATGTTGCGCAATCCATGCGAGCGCTGCGGTGCCATAGATTTCGGGCAGAATCTCCCACGGTTTACCATCACTGAAAGCGATGAGCGCAGCGACAGCCTCTGAATCTACCTGACCGACACGAGGCACACCTAACTGTCTAAACAGTTCGGTGTCGTTGCTGATGTGTCCGTTGTGCGTTAGCACAATCTTTCCGCGTGGGATTGGGTGGTTGTTGCTGGCAACTTTGGGTGAGCCTTGAGTTGCGTAGCGTGTGTGAAGAATCGCGGTGGTCGCGCCTTCACATAGGCGTGCGCCTGCCTTGGGCACGAAGTTGGTCGCGCTGGTTGCTGCCTTGCTGATAACCCTGCGCCCTGTGCGTGGGTTTATCCACGCAGCACCTGTGGCATGTTGTCCACGGTGTTCTATGTCGTACAGCATCTGACCAGCAAGGTCGCTGGTTGCGATGCGTGAGTAATGCTTAGCGTCTAAACAGTAGCCTGCTATTCCGCACATATATTTTTTCTCCAGTCTGTGTAGGTTATGCGTGAAGTATATCACACACTTTGTTCTAGTATTCGCAACCCTTACATGTGGGTTGTAAACAGTCGCCACAAGTGACGCGTTCGTTTAGACAGTCGGGTGAGTGTGGCTCACTGAAGTGCGAGCCACATTTCACGCAGCAATCATCGCTGTCGTATGTCATCGGGCACCACCACTGGTGCGTGCTTTGTACAGCGCCCACACTAGGAGCGCAATCAATACGAGCGCCGAGCCGTTGATGTATTCCACTGTCTAAACACCTGCCTCTACTGGCTCAAGTTTTTCGTCTAAACCGACAGCCTTCGCGCCTGTGAGAATAACAATTTCTCCGTGGCGTTCGTCAACAATCGCATTAGGGAAAACAGTGAACACTATATCCATCGCCTGCGATAAGGTCATTCCTTGGGTCATGATTTTTTCCTTTCGTCTAAACAGCAGGCGATTTGCCTGCTGTTCGTGCCCGCCGTGGGTTACGCTCCCACGCTCACCCACTAGGGGCGGGCTGCCTGCGCTATCCGTTTAGACGGGCAGCGCGGGTCTTGAGCCAATCGCCAGTGCTGGCGTTTAGACAGTCAAGCGACACGAGCGCATCAAGCAGGGTCTGGCACTGTTCAACGCTGGTCTGGTGTGACCATGGCGTGATGCCCACGGTGTCGGTGAGGTTGAGTCCTAACTTGGTCGCGTCAATTATGCCCGCGATGAGTTGGCTCCATGCGATTGCCTTCACACCGTTCAAGGTGCCTTGGTGTAGGCGCACCTCAACGGTACCGTGACGGCGCACGCTCTCAAGGTTGAGCGATGTGTAGCGGTCACCGTTGAAAGCGCCCACCTGATTGTTGAGCGTGAAAGACGCTTGGCGCTCTGCGTATTGCTGATTTAGCACACGGCAGAACCGATTGTTTAGACGGCTTGGCGCAACGAGCGCCGAAATTGCGTGATGACCTGCGTACCAATTCATGATGAAATTGGTGAGGTGACGCACGCCAGTGGATTCATCACCGAAAGCGTTTAGACCGATGTGGACATGGAAGCCAGTCGCACGGTCTACATGAGCGCCCGATTCTTTCAACACCTTGGTCACCTTGTGCGCCTCGTTTAGACGGTTGGCGGTAAGAATTGGGCTGACGATTTCAGCGCCATTGCGAACGCTGCCGTCATAAACGGCTTTCCAATTTTGGCAGGTGTCGTGAGTTGTATCGGGGCGCTCGCAAGCGATTCCCGCAGCGTTTAGACGGCTCGCAGCCGTGCTTGGTGTGATGCCTTGAACCTCAAATTCCATTCCGAAAGTCGTTGATGCGCTCATGGTTAGCGAGCCTCCTTCATGGATTGATTACAAGCGGGGCAGATTGGAGCGCCGTAGGTGATAAGGGTTGAACGGCTGATTCTTGCGATGTACTGGTCAACCTCGCAGAAAACTTTTTTCAAGCGGGTTGTCTGCTTAGGCGCTAGTTCAGCGCCTGCTGGTTTAGGTCTTGCCATGGTTGGTGCCTTTCGTCAGTGGGGCTGGTTTGCCCCTTCGGGGCAGAGTTTACTCACACTGTCTAAACAATTTCAAGCACCCTCAAAAAGCAGCGTCATTCACTGGTTTTTCGCATGTCTAAACACTGTCCGATTTCACGCCACGATGTCACGGCTTGAGCCATGGCATGTGAGTCCTTGTAAGTTACTACTGAGTAACCATGAGAAAACCATTGATTTATACTGCTTTTTCGTATTGTATGTTAGCGCGATGATGAGATTTTCTCGTGTTTTCTTTACTTTTTCGCATGTTACCGATGAGTAACTTATGAGCCATTGCGTGAGCCGTTGCGGATAAGTAGTTGAAAGTTCAACTATCTTGTGAGCGATGCGGGGCGCGGGGCGATGCGTGTACTAGGTCGGGGCGCT